CTATAATTATGAAATATCCGAAGGTGATGTAATACAGCATCCATCGGGTGAAAAAGGCACTGTTGTCTTTGAACAAAGAACAGAAAGTGATTCAGATAACTGGCTTGTTGAATATGAGGATGGGGTTAAGTCACGATTATGCCTACAAGTTGGTGACAAAGGTCAAGCTTATGTTATTGAGCATGACGATATCGTTGTGCGCTTTGGTGGTAGAGCCAAAGTAGAAGAAGCCACAAGAACTAAAGCTATAGATGATGTTTACTGCTGGGAGCTTGGTAAGTGGTTTAGTCATCGGTATTGGATAGCACAGATGGCGAACAATCATACAGGTGTAACCCTCCGTGAATTAGCAATAGCTGCCAAGGTCTGAGGGAATCGTCATGGATTTAAGAATTATGTTTGAAAACGCTATGGCTGACTGGATTGCTGTTGATGGTCGACCAACATGGTGCGAACAAAGCGAAGTTTATAATGAATTAAAATGGCAGATGGCATGGGTAGCATTCCAAAGGGGCATGCGTCTCAAAGATGATTAAAGAGTTTTGATATAAACAAGCCACTCAATTGAGTGGTTTTTTATTGGACAGAATAAATGACCGCAATGCTTCCAGAATGGACAACCGCTTGCCCTGACTGGGAGGAGCGTATTGTTGCTAGAAAGTCGCTCATGCCTTGTGAGCCATTATTTCCACAAGTTGCTGATGTTGCTGAGCGAATATTTAATGAATTGATCTTAGTTGATGTGATGGGTAGCCCAAAGATGGGTGATGTCACATTACCATGGGTGTTGGAGTTTGTACGGGCAATTGCAGGTGCATTAGATCCAAATACCAAGCGTCGATTAATCCGAGAATTCTTCCTTCTGATCTCAAAGAAGAATACTAAGTCTACGATTGCCGCAGCAATCATGCTTCTCTTACTGATTCTGAATGACCGCCTTTCTGCTGAACTTATTATCTTGGCACCCACGAAAGAAGTTGCTGACAATAGCTTTAACCCGATTCGTGACTTCATTCGGGCAGATGATGAACTAAGCGAAATGATGAATGTGTCTGAGCACACAAAGACAGTTACTCACTTAGGTACAAGTGCAACACTTAAGGTCATCGCAGCGGAATCTAATGCAGCAGCAGGTAAAAAGGCTTCAATCATTTTGATTGATGAAGTTTGGCTATTTGGTAAGCGTGCCAATGCTGAATCAATGTTCCGTGAAGCAAAAGGAGGTTTGGCATCGCGTCCAGAAGGCTGTGTGATTTACCTGTCCACTATGTCAGATGAGGTGCCATGCGGTGTATTCAAGCAGCTTTTAGACTATGCCCGCGATGTAAGGGATGGAATTAAAGAGGATAAACAATTCCTGCCTTTAATCTATGAATTCCCTAAAAAGATGATAGCAGCGGGCGAACACTTAAAGCCTGAAAACTTCTATATCACAAACCCGAACTTGGGTGCGTCCGTAGACCTTGAGTATCTTATTTCAGAGTTTAAAAAGGTCAAGGATGCTGGTGAAGAATCCCTTAGAGACTTCTTGGCCAAGCACTTAAACATCGAAATCGGCATGAATCTACGCGCCAATCGTTGGGCTGGTGCTGAATACTGGAACAAGCAAAAGCACGTCTTTGGATTAGATCAGATCATTGAACAGTCTGATGTCATCACAATGGGAATCGATGGCGGTGGGTTGGACGATTTGCTGGGGTTCGCTGTACTTGGCAGACTTAAAAAAGACCCACGTATCTGGTGGCTTTGGAATCATGCATGGGCTAATAAAATAGCTTTAGAGCGCCGCAAGGAAAATATTCCGAAGTATCAAGACTTTCAAGCCGAACATTCTTTAACTGTGGTTGAGCGTGTGGGTGATGATATTGACCAGCTCGCAGCGATTGCCAAGAAAGTTTATGACAGTGGCAAACTTAATAAGATTGGGCTTGATCCACTCGGGTTAGGCGGTTTGCTTGATGGATTACTGGAAGCAGGGATACCAGAGGGTGCCATGTTTGGTGTGCCACAAGGACACAAACTCATGTCCTATATTTTAACGACTGAACGCAAATTAGCAGAAGGTAATTTATTCCATGCAGGGCAGCAACTCATGACATGGGCGGCAGGTAATGCGCGTGTCGTCATGATTGGTAACGGCATGAGAATCACTAAGCAGGATTCAGGAATTGGCAAGATTGACCCACTGATTGCCACGTTTAATGCGGTGGCTCTCATGTCAATGAACCCAGAGCCAAGCACAAAAGAATACAACGTCTTTTTCGTATAAAACACATTTCACAGATAACCGCCTTAATTGGCGGTTTTTGCATTTTGGAGGGGCTATGACTGCTCTGCACAAATCATTCGGCTCATTCGAAATCAAAGCCGTAGACGATGAAAAACGAACATTTAAAGGGGTGGCAAGCACACCCAATCAGGATCGAGCAAAAGACATCATGGTTCCCACAGGCGCTAAGTTCACTTTGCCAATGCCATTACTTTTTCACCACGACCATAAATCACCAATTGGTCATGTCACGGATGTGAAAGTGACCAGTAAAGGGATTGAGGTTGAAATTCATCTTCCAAAGATAGAAGAAGAAGGCGCATTGAAAGCCCGAATTGAAGAGGCTTATCAGTCCTTGAAACACAACCTCATCAAGGGTCTATCCGTTGGGTTTCTCCCAAATTGGGATGACGCGGAAATGATCAAAGGTGGTGGCATAAAATTTAATGATTGGGAGTTTTATGAACTTTCCTTAGTCACCATTCCATGCAATCGCGAAAGCGAAACAGATTTTAAAAAAGCATTTGAGGAACACAAAGCCGCGTTGGGCAAACAACCTCAGAACGTTCCAGATGGCGATTCATCTGAACAAAAACACGTAATCGTAAAACTAAATAGCCCAACACAGGGTGGAGTAAAACTATGAAAGAATACTTAGCAAAGCTGCTCAAAGCATTGGCAGATAAAAACGCAGCAATGCAAACTGCACTGTCTAAATCAGCAGCAGCAGGCACAACACCTGATGAAGCAACTGAAGCAGAAATTCAGGTTCTTGAAAAAGATATTGAGGCAATTAAGAAAAATATTGCACGTACCGAAGCTCAAATTGCAGAGATTGAAAAAGCGGCAAAAACCGCAACGCCTGTTGCAGGTAATGATCCTGAGGAAGCAAAAAAATCTGCAAAAGGCGATCCTGAGCCAAAAGCTGATCCAAAGGTTGAAGTTAAATCCAATCTTCCTAAAGGGATGCCTTTCGCACAATTTGCTCGTGCAAAAATGCTTGCATGTCATGAGCAAAAACAAGGTCGATTAATGACTGTCGTTGATGCGGCAAAAGCATTAGGTTATGACGAAGCAGTGGTTCAATATGTTGAAAAAGCCACCTTGGGTACCACTACTGATGCTGGTTTCGCTGCGCCACTTGTGCAGCAAGACACATATAAAGGCGATTTCTTAGAATTGCTTCGTAATGCAACCATCTTTGATAAGTTGAAAGGTTATCGTGCTGTTCCGTTTAATGTAAAAATTAACGGGCAATTAAGCGGTGGTACTGCTTCTTGGGTGGGTGAAGGTGCTAAAAAGCCTTTAACTAACCCGACATTCAACAGTATCGAAATCAAAGAGCATAAATTGGCTGCGATTACAGTTTATACGCAAGAATTGTTGCGTCGTGCCGATCCAGCAATTGATCAACTTGTGCTTAATGATTTGATTGAAGCAACCAAAGTGCTGATTGATACCACGTTTCTTGGTACTCAAGCGCAAACCGATGTGACTCCATCGGGTATTCTGAATGGTGTAACAGCAATTGAACCTTCTGGCACTACGGCAGCAGCAATTGAAGCCGATTTGTTAAAACTTATCACGACATTTGTTGCCGCAAACCTTACCACTGACAATGCGTATTTCTTAATGAGTGAAACGCGTGCAATGCAATACGCTTTGCTTCGTGATGCTCTTGGAAATACATATTTCAACGGCATGAGCTTTGCAGGTGCAGCGCGTTCGCTTCTGGGTATTCCAGTTATCACGTCACAATCCATTGGCGACAAGATCATTCTTGTAAAAATGAGCGAATTGCTTGTTGCTCAGGACGGTGGTGTTGATGTGGCGTACAGCGATCAAGCAACGCTTGTTGATGGATCTACAACCCATAACCTATGGCAAGAAAACAAATTTGCCATTCGTGTAGAGAAGTTCATCACTTGGGCGAAACGTCGCGCCATTGCAGCGGCATACATTGATTACACGCCTTAATCGGTATATCGATCCAAAACAGCTCCTTAATTGGGGCTGTTTTCATATCTGAACGATGAAAACTCACTGTTGAGCTATGGGAACAGCTATGAAAATTGAATATTTACAGGTTATGCACGATGCCGAAGTAGGCGAAGTGAAAGAAGTCGAAGATTTTGCGGCAAATATCCTCATTAAAACAGGTGTTGCAAAGCCTTATGAAGAACCAAAAAAGGCTGCAAATCGCACCAAAAAAGACGTAAAAACTGAAG